AGGAAGTGGATGGGCTCGCCAAGACCGGCGACCGCGAATCCGGCGTCCTCCTGGCGGAAGGCACCCTCAAGATCGTCAACGAGAAGGGCCTGGGTGTCATCGCTGACGTCTTTGGCCTGACCTCGGCGTCGTAAGGAGAACGGCAAAATGGCACTTCCTCTGAAGCCGATCACCAAGACTGCCTCCTTCACCCTCGATCGCAAGATTCATCGCGATGCGTGGGTGGTCTGCAATGCCGCAGCCGGCATGACCGTCACTCTCCCGGCTTCTGCCGGCACGGGCGACAAATACAAGCTGTTCGTGGGGACGACCGTGACATCGAACAGCTTCATTGCCCAGGTGGCCAACAGCACCGACGTGATTGCCGGCGCCATCCACCTCACGACCGACATTGCCGGCACGTCCATGCCGACTTCCGCGACCTCCGACACGATCACCATGAACGGGTCCACCACCGGTGGCATCAAGGGTTCGTGGCTGATCCTCGAGGACGTGGCGACCGGCTATTGGGCCCTCTCCGGCGCGCTGCTGTGCTCCGGCACGGAAGCCACGCCGTTCAGCGCCTCGGTATAATTTCTCAGGAGGGCGGTTTCGGCCGCCCTTCTTTCCCTTCCCCAATGACGGAGACGTGCCTTGGTCGATGATGCCAGAGACACCAGCGAGGCCATGTCGGTCCTCGTTTCGCAGGCTGTCACTATCGGCCTGACTGTCGACCCGAAATGGAGCGTTGACGAGCTCGCGCAGAAGGTTCTCGACGCGCAGCTAAAGCAGAAGGCTCGGGAGAACGAGGAATTCCAGAAGGCCAAGAAGGTCCGGGTGATGATGAAGCGCGACGGCTTCCCGCTGGCGGACATGAAGGTGTGTGCCGGCCAGACTTGTGACGTGCCCATCGAATTGGCCAAGCGCTGGCTCGCCCTTGGGGTGTGCGAGCGCGCGGACCCGCTGCCCGGCGAATAACCATGACCGATCACCGCGTCTTCTTCGATCACGACCCGGCACTGGGTCGCACGACCTGGCTTGTCTTCGATGACAAGGGCAATCTGAGGGGCGCGCATGTCGAGCAGAACGTCGATGGCATTATGGCCGCCAATGCCGAGGCGGAAAAGCTGACGCATGGGCAGCGCTTCGGTGACTGGAACCGGGCTGCCTCCATACCTCTGACGCTGATGGAAAAGACCGGCCTCGGGGATGCGATCGATGCCGGGGATAGCCGGTACGTCTCCAAGATTCTCAACGATAGCGATTACTCCAAGTTCCGCACCAGCAGGGGCAAAGTATGACGGTCGTTGCCATCACCGATTATGCCTCTCTGACGAGTGCCATCAACGATTTCACCGAACGCGCCTATGCGGCTGGAGAAACCGACCGGTTTATCGGTCTCGCGGAGACGGAGTTTCGGCTTTATCTCGGCCCGAACTTCGCCAAGGAGGCCAGCACCACGCTCATTGTTACATCGGGCTCGGCGCCACTGCCAGCCGGCTTTGTGCGGCCCCTGTCGCTGGTTCATGCGACGTATGGTGGATTGCGAGAGAAGGCGATTGCCGCCATTCGCGAGCGGCGCGTATGGGACAGCAGCGGCGTTCCCGATAGTTACGCCATCACCGGTACGACGGTGGAAGTGGCGCCGAGTTTTACCGGCAGCCTGACCTTTGACTACGAAGGCACGCTCGCCGGGCTCACCAGCGGCAACACCACGAATTGGCTGATTACCAACGCGCCGCAGGTTTATCTCGGCATGTGCCTGTCGATGGAAAAGGCATTCAATGAAGATTGGGCAACAGCGGGTGCGCTTAAGGCGTCGGCCTTGCAGACGCTCAATGACCTCGGCGTGCAGTCGATGGTGGCGCAGTTTGGCCGCAGCACGGTGCATCTGCCGGGGATGACCCCCTGATGGATTTCCCGTTCGGCCCATGGGAACCGGATCGCGGCGAAACTTCGCCTGGCCGCACGTTCGACGCTTCGGGCGTCGTGCCGCAGGCGGAAGGCTGGGGCCCGATGTCGTCGCTCACCATATCGTCGGGCGCGACGGCCTTGGCTGCAGCCCCGCGAGGCGTCTATTCGCTGACCAGCAACGATGGCACCTGGGAAGTGTTCGCGGGCACGGCCACCAACCTCTACAAGATGGCCAACGACTATTCCTTCGCCTCGGTCGATAGCAGTCGCAATCTGACCGCTGGCGATGACTGGAGCATGGCCAAGTTCGGCTCGAAGCTGCTCTACACCAACACCACGGACGGGCTGCTGGCCTATGACGTGGAGGCAGGCGGATCGGCAGCGGCAATCAGCGCCGCGAACGCGCCGCGCCAGATTTTCGTGGTCGCCAATCAGGTCGTTGGGCTCGACTGCCTCGATAGCGACGGCAATCGCAACAACAGGCTGATCCGAACCTCGGCATTTTCCGACCATACCAATTGGGCGACCGATGGCGCCGATTACCAGTCGCTCGAGGATGGCGGCGCATTGGTGGGCGGCGGGGCTATCAGCGAAACCGCCGCTGTGGTCTATCAGGGGCGGGCCATGCGCCTGATGGATTACAGCACATCGGAGGGCGGCGCCTATTTCGCGTTGCGCCTCATCGCGGCGGAAACGGGCTCAATCGGGGCGCGTTCGCTGGCGTTTGCCGATGGTCGAGCCTTCTCGGTTGCGACTGACGGNTTCTACATGTTCACGCTGGGCGGNGGNCTGGTGCCGATCGGTTCCGAGCGGGTCAACCGCTGGTTCNTCGATACCGTCGACCAGTCCAGCCTCTCACTCGTGCAGGCCGCGATCGATCCGCTGCGCAAGATTGTCTGGTGGCGGCTGAAACGGGCCGTCGACCTGTCCACTACGGTTTCCGANATCATCATCGGCTATGCNTGGCANCTNGANCGCTGGGTGCCGCCGGCAATNGTGCAGACGAGCTATCTCTGCAAGTCGGCAACCCCCGGCTACACGACCGACACGGCCGACAGTCTCGGGCTGCTGGACGACATCGACACTCCGCTCGATAGTCGGTTCTGGCAGGGCGGCCAACCCCTCTTTGCCGCATTCGATGGCTCGTTCAAGTTCGGCAGCTTTGCTGGCGGCGCGATGGCGGCGACGATCCAGAGCGCGACATCGAACAGCCCGGTGACGGGGCTCATCGGTTGGGCAACCCCGATTGACGATGCGGCCGGCGGCACGCTGGCGCTCGGGGTCAAGGATGGTCTTGCCGACGATATCACGTGGAAGCCGGGCGCGGCGAAGGGTAGGGCCGGCCGCGTGCGGCTCCGGGGCAGGGGCATGAACATCGCGTTCAAGCGATCGATTCCCGCCAATGCGACGTGGACGGTTGCCAAGGGTGTAGACCACGTGCAGGCCGCGACGGGTGGCCCGAAATGAGCTTCAATATCAACGGCGGCTCGGTCGTCACTGCTCGCGTCAAGCTCACAGGCAGCACGGCAACCACGATCTTCACGGCCAAGGCGAGAACGACCGTTCTCTCGGTGACAGCGACCGAAACTGGGGGCGCCACGCCGAACCTGACGCTTGAAATCTACGATGTGACGAACACCACATCCTACTATCTGCGCAAGGCGGTGGCGATGGTGGCCGGTACCGCGGTGATCTTCGATGAACCGTTCGAACTCCCGGTCGGCTGGGCCATTCGTGCCACGTCATCGGCCAGCGGCGGCGCCGTCGACGTGCATGTGAGCTACATCAATCCGGTCGCGGCGGCGGGTCGGTAAGTGCGCCTCGATCTGATGCTGCCGGCCGCCATCGACGCGGACTGGGAACGTATTGGCGCGCTGCTGGCGCCGGCCATCAAACAGGATGATCAACGGCAGGACAGCGACGTGTTCCGCGACCTCATGGCGGGCGATATGGCGCTGTTCGAGGTTGAGGCCAGCGGCGCGCGCGGCGTGGTCGTGGTCGAGATCGACGGCCCGACCTTCTGGATCACCTACATCGCCGGGCGGATCGACGGATTGCCTCGCCGCTGGCTTGAGCGGGTGCGGATGCTGATGAGCTATTTCGCCGGCATCGCACGGGCACACAACTGCACCGAATTGCGGATTGAGGGCCGGGACTGGTCCCGTGTCTTCCCCGACTGGGAACGGATCGATGAGCGTCCGGGCCGGCATGAACTGAGAAGGATTTTGTGATGGGCGGTGGCGGCACTACCAGCACGACAAGTGCAACCGGGACTTCCGATCCGGTCGTCAAGTCGACACTCGACCAATTGCTGGGACCAAGCGCTGGCGGCATTCAGGGCGTCTTCAACAAGGGCCCGCAGGTCTTCAACCAGTCGCTCTATGCCGGCGTTGGCCCGACCACCACGAACGCGCAAAATGCGTCTCTCGCGGCGGCCGTCAATCCCGATTACTCGTCGGGTGTTACGGGGGCGCTGTCCAATCAGGCCGGCGTCGCGGCCGGCAACAGCATCGGCATCAACGATCCCGCCTATCAGGCCATGCGCAGCCAGCTCGGCAGCGACGTGATGGGACAGGTAGGCTCGCAGTTCACGAATTCGGGCCGGTTTGGCGGCGGCAGCTATGTCAAGGCGGCAACCAACGACCTGGCCAGCGCGCTAGGCGGCCTCGATTATAACCAGTACCTCAACGGCCAGCAGCAGCAACAGCAGGCGATTTCCAACCTGCCGGGGCTGTATTCAGCCTTGCAGGCGCCAAGCGCTACGGCGGGGGCAATCGGCTCGGCTCAGGACGCCAATTCACAGGCTGCACTCACGGGGCAGGCGGACCTCTACAACCGCACGAACAACGCCAATCTGGGGCTGTTGCAGCAACTCGCGCCGCTGCTCTCCGGTTCGGCGCCGGTCGCCGGTTCAACCACGACCAATACCCAGCCGGCTACGCCATGGTGGCAGGCCGCATTGGGTGCAGGCGTGGCGCTGCTCTAGGGGGATACAATGAGCTTGATGACCGCCCTTTCCCCCGCCAGTGTGCCGAACGGCAATTCGGGGCTGCTCGACCTGCTGCTCGGTTCCAGCAATCCAGTATCGCAGTTCGCGGACAGCCGGCAGAATGTGCTCGGAGCGCTCGGTGCGGGGCTTGCCAGCGGTCCTACCTTCGCCCAGGGCCTCGCCAATGCGGCGCAGACTATCCCGGCAGCGCGGCAGCGCGATTATCAGCTGGGCCTCTACAAGGGGCAGGTTTCGCAAACCACGGCCTATCTGGCGAAAAAGCACCCCGAACTCGCCGCCATGGTGCAGGCCGGAACCATCAGCCCCTCCGATGCCTTCAACCAGGCGTTCCAACTCGACAATCAGCAGGGCGTGTCGCTCGCACCCGGAGCAACGCTGGTCAATCCCCGGACAGGCGCCTCGATGGGCGGCAATACCGGCAACGGCGGCTTCTACAGCACTGACCTCAAGTCGCAGGCGTGGAACGTCGTTATGCAGGCCAATGCGCCGGGCGCCGATCCCGCGCTCAAGGCATCGCCGAAGTTCCAGTCCGCATGGGCTATCGCGACGCAACCCACCATGACGCCGCAGGGCATCGTGGAACCGCAAATCCCGCCCGGTTGGGGTCCGGGCCAGCAAAGCGGCGGCATGGCTACACTGCCAAGTGCTGGCGTTCTGGGGACGGGCGCGCCGCCGCCCGATGCTGGGTCCGCTCCGCCCGCAATGGCTGCGCCAGGTGGCACGGCACCAGTCACGCCGACTTCCGCCTCGGTCGGCGCCATGCCGATGATCGCAGGCCCTGCCAATGCGCAATTCGGTCACGGCATCGTGCCGGGAACGCAACCCTTCAACCAGTCGCAGTCGCGTACGGTAATGCTGACGCAAAGCGCGCTCCCCGACCTCAAGCGCGTCATCGACGGCTTCCCATCGCTGATGAACACGAAGGACCAGTTGCTTGGTCATCTTGGCGACCTTGGCCGCGTGGCGCAAGACCCGGCCTATAAGCAGACCAGCGATGCGATGACTTCCGCGATGGGCAATATCCTCTATGTCGCATCGGGTGCCAACCTCAATGCCGGTGAACTGCAGCGCAAGGTGCAGTCCTATATGCCCAGTGTCGGGGATGACCCGCAGACCGCCGTCAACAAGCTTGACCGGTTCGCCAATGACGTGATGACCCAGGCCAATTCCACCAAGGACGAAGCCACGATCCAGTGGGCCTCGCAGGCCGTCGCCGGCATCAAGCAAACCGAACAGAAGATGCTTTCCGGCTCGCAGCCGCAGCCGCAGCAAACCGTCCCCGCCGGCACGCCGATCTATGGCCCGAACGGCAAACAATACATCATGGGACCTGACGGCTCCCCGCAGCCGGTGATGTAGATGGCACAGACATTCGCTCTACCGCAGGGGTTCACGACTGCGCCGCCGGCATCTGCGTCGCCTCCGTCGCAAGATGGCTTTGCGCTCCCTCAGGGGTTCAGCCTTACGCCCCCATCAGCCGCGCCAGCTGCAAATCTTGGCGACCAAACGCGTGCCAAGATGAAGGCTTACATTGCGGCCCGAAACGCACCACCGCCGGCCGCCAATGTGGACAACAACCCCTACAAGAGCTCGCTGCCAGGACCGCTGGGCCAGTTCCAGAACACGCTTGCCGCATTCCAAAGCGGCGCAATGCAGGGTATGACGCTCGGCTTTGGCGACGAAATCAACGCTGCGGGCATGACGCCCATCGATATGGTGCGCAACAGGTCAACTGACGTGGCCGGCCAGTTCGGCAAGGCGTTGGAAGATACGCAAGGCCAGTTCACCGGGACGCAGACGCTCAACCCTCAGGCGGCACAGGCTGGCGACGTTACTGGCTCGCTTGCCCTACTCGGCAAGGCCCCATCGTCTGCTGCTGCCGCGGCGGTGCCGGCGGCCATTTCCTCGCGTCTTGGTCTTAAGGGGGCGGCCCAGGGCGCCGCTTTCGGCGCAGCGAACGGGCTTGGAAGGGGCACGACGCCGGAAGATCGGCTGAAACAGGCCGGCTACGGCGCCCTTACCGGGGGAGCGATGGGTGGGATTGCGGGCGGTGTTCTCGGGTCCATTGGCCGTCCGACCGTAGCGGGCGCCATCCCTTCCATTGATGACCTCGAATTGGCAAAAACGGCTGCCTACGCCAAGGCGGATGCAGCCGGGGCTAGGTACACGCCGCCGGCCTATGAGGGTATGGTCCAGAATATCCTAAGGGACGCCTCGGCAGACAATATCAGCGCTGTTCGCCATCCCAAGGCCGTGTCGCTAATTAAGCAGATGGCGGCAGCGGCAGATGGAGGTTATGCGCCGACGCTGACCCAGCTCGACCAGTGGCGGCAGGTCGCGCGCCGCGACTTGGTTGCTCCGGCCGCCGGCAATCCCGATCAGACAGCCGAAGCCCATTTCGGCGGCTTGGTTATCGACAATATCGACCACTTCATCGACAACGCCAAGCCGACCGACATGGCGACCGGTTCCGCTACGCAAGCCGCTTCCGCTATTCAGGACGCACGGGCCGCAAACTCGGTCTTTCGCAAGAGCCAAACCGTTCAGGACGCCATCGTCACTGCGCAGCACCGCGCCGCGTCGACGGGCTCCGGCGGCAACCTCAACAACGCCATCCGCCAGAACATCCGCAAGATTCTAGATTCGCCCAAGAAGGTCGCCCCGTTCTCTCCCGGCGAGCGCCAGATGATGGAACAGATCATCAACTCCAGCGGGCTGCAGAATACGCTGCGGCTTATCGGGAAATTGTCGCCAGTCGGCAATGGCCTGATGGCAGCACTTGGCATTGGCGCGGTGGCATCAAATCCGCTGATGGCGGCGTTCCCGATGGCTGGTGCGGTTGCCAAACACTTTGCCGACAATGCGACCCAAGCGGCGGCAGCTCGACTGCAGGCGGCGGTTGCTCGAGGCGGTGTTGCCGTGCCGCCCTTGCCGCTCAGCGCCGTTCAAGGCCGGCTGGTCAATGCAGCGCCAATCGTCACTACGCTCGAAGGGCAGAAAGCATTATCAGCGCAGCCGTGGTGGCAGCAGATCGTCGGGCAGCCTACGGCCACACCGCGTTGACGATGATCACGGCCCAAGAATGGACCGTTGGCGCGATAATCGCCAGCCCGATGAAGACGAGAACTAGAATCGAGACATAGGTGGGGCCGGTCGCGCGCTCTAGTCCAACATGGGCCTCGTGGACCAGCGTCCCCGGGGGCGCCAGCGTTGGGTCGAACATCTTGTAGCTGTTGAAGCCGAGCGGGTCTTGCCACGGTATCCGATGGCTAGCTCCGCTTTTCAGCCGCCACTCGTGCGGATCAAGTTCGATTTCCCGAATGGGGTCGTCGCTCACTGGCATTCGCTCGCGTCGGCGACATTTTGCATGATGATCGGGGAAGAAATCCCCGGCCAAGTCACCGTCACCTTATGGCCGTCTCCGGCAATCGATATGCGGTCGCCGTGCGGGCAATCGAACGTCGAGTTCTTGGTGTTCAACACGCATTCTGTCGATGAATTGAGCCCGACTAGCCCGATGCTGCGGCCATGTGCCGACAGGTCCCATGGGACGTCCGGCGAGCAAAACGCAATCGAGTGGACGGCTATTGCGGCAAGAAACGCTGCTGATGTCATTCGTAAAAAATACGCCGCGCGGCAGCATTATTCAAGATGGGGCGGAAATGGCAACCCGAGCGCAGAAAAATGCCTTCGTCGCGGCCATGGCTCCCTATGCGGTCGCGGTCGGCCAGCAATATGGCATCGACCCTAAGCTGATTATCGCGCAGTCCGGTATCGAGAGTAACTGGGGCGCATCGGCGCCCCACAATGTCTACTTCGGCGTAAAGGGACAAGGGCCATACGGCGGCGTCTCGCTGATGACGCATGAGAACGTCCCCGGCCAGGGGTTAGTGCCTATGGCGCAGACCTTCCGCTCGTATCCGAGCATGGAGGCCGCCGTCCAAGACTATGGTAGGTTGATCGGCACGAATCCACGCTACGCTGGCGTGGTTGCTGCGAAGTCGCTTGCTGACCAAGCCGACGCA